CTCGGGGTACTCCCATTTGCCCCGCCGGTTGGCCAAAAGAAGGGCATTGGGCACATTAAACTCCTTGCCCCGGCTGTCCTCGTACCCGGTGGTGAAGATGCCCCAGACCTGGAGGACGCTGTAGTCGTTGGTCTCCTTCTTGCCGAAGGCGGTATCCGCGCTCATGATGACGCTGTCGCAGGAGGGCAGCGGCTTGTCCTTGGGCCACCACTTGATGTTCTCCACCTTGATGAGGTTGCCCTCTTCGCCGGTGGGCTCCTGCATATAGAGGGCGTTCCACTGCCCCCGGGGCATCGTGGGGTCATCCCGCAGCCCCTTGAGGTACTCGGCGGGCCACCTCTCGGGCCAGTAGGACTCCTCTTCCTCGGTCAGCGCCGGGATGGAGAGCACCTGCCATTGCTCGGCGCGGGGGTCATCCTCGGCGTTGCGGAGGAGCCAGCCGGCCAAATCCTCTTCGTGCCACCGCGTGGTGATGATGAGGATGCGCCCATCAGGCTGCAAGCGGGAGCGAAGGCCGCCCGGCCACCAGTTCTTGACGAACTCGCGGGCGCTCTTCGACATCGCATCCTGCTCGCTCAAGGGGTCGTCAATGATAGCAAGATTAGCGCCCCTACCTGCAATGCCAGCAGTAATACCAGCGGCGACATATCTACCTCCCTGTTCCGTATCCCATCTGTTGGTGGCCCTACTATCACTTTTGATGCGCGTAGGGAAAAGCTTCTGGTAGTCATCCGACATCACGAGGTTGCGGGTGTCGCGCCCGAAAGCGTTAGCTAGCTCCTGCCCGTAGGAAACTCCCATGACCTGCCACGTGGGGTGCCGCCCCAATACCCACGAGGGGAAGAGGACGGAGCCGTTGACGCTCTTCATGCTACGGGGTGGCATGAAGATCATGGCGCGGGCGCGGGGTGTCTCCTCCACATATTGCAAAAGGGCGGCAATCTTCCGGATGTGCTCCCCGTCCACGAAGCCCTCGGGGAGGATCCACGGGGCGGCATACTGCAAATAGGCGTAGTAGGACTCGCGGGCCTTGGCCTCCGCAAGGAGTTGCAGCTTCTCCAGGAGGGCGTCACTCAAGGGACACCCCCGCAATCTTGGCCAGGCGCTTCACCTCTTCCACCTCTTGGGCCTTGTCGCCCTGCAACCTGGAAGTCACGTTGAGCACGGCTTTCTGCTCCACGAAGAACCCGAGGGACTTCCCCAGAAGCTCCATGGCCCTGTTGGCTCCCGCGTAATCCCCGTCGCCCATCGCCTTGTCGTAGATATCCTGGAGCTTCTTGTGGTAGATTTCGCGGGTGAGGTCGGCGCGGAACTGGTCCCGCTCCAAGAGGGTGCGCAGGCGCTTCTCGATGCGGGGCCGCTGGAGCCACCTCCTTCCGATCTCCGCCGGGTGGTTCCCAGAGTAGCCGGCGGCCAGCAGGGCCTTCTTGGAATCTCGGTGGATGGCGTACTCCCTGCAGAAGATTTCCTCCTTGGTGGTGAGGTCCATGCGGCGGGAGTCGCGCCAAGCCTTCAGCGGGGGCATCACCTCCACCTCGCGCTGGGCTTCCTCCATGATGGGGTTTTCTTCTTCCTTCATGATACACTCGTGAGAACGTGGTTATTGACAAAGGATTTGAGGCGGCGGACCTCGACGCAACTGCGCCCCGATTTGCTCTCGCGCCCGTTCTTGCGCCACTCCAGCCCGCACTTCCGCAGGTCCTCGCTTATGCGGATCATCCGGTTGCGTAGCTGCAAGGAGTTTTCTGGCCAAAATTTGGAGGGCGAGGCGTGGGGGGCAAGTACCGCGAGGAGTTGAGCCCAGCTACCATACCACACTTCCTTCTCCTTCATCAAGGAAATGAGTGCCTGGGCCACATCGTTGTGCTCCACGAAGTGGGCGCTGGCCTCCTGCTTGTTGTTGGAGTACGCGGTGAGGAAGCGCTCCCCCGCGTCGGGCCCCAATCCCGCGAAGGCCCACCGGGCGAAGTTGGCCATGCGCGGGGCCTCGCTCAACCTCACGGAGGAGAAGCCCTCTTGTGCCTTGCCCACGCAGTCGAAGATGGCCCCCAGCAGGAGGGGCATGTCCATCTCGAATTGGTGCCAGAAGGTGTCGTCGTCCATGCGATCCCTGGCGGGAATAGCCGGCAACTCCACGTTGATACTACGGGATACAAGGTCCTCGCGCTCCGCGAAGGCGGGGATGCCGTTGAGCACTATGGGCCTACACGCCGTGAAGGCCGCCTCATCACTATCGGTGTAGAGGGCCCTACCGCCGAGGGCCCCAGTGCCGGTAGAGATGCGGCACAGGGAGTCGCTGAGGTTGTGCTGCAAAGTGGATACGTTGTCTACCGCCACCACATAGGCGTTCTTGACGGCGGCCACCAAATCCCTGGAGTTACTGGGCGGCTCCCTCATATCCCTGGCATGGGGATCCACCAGGCGGCGCAACAGGCGCGTAGTGGTACTCTTGGAGGAGCCCTGCTCCCCATTGATGATGAGGACGGGGAAGGGGCCCCCCACCTTGAAGGAGCCCACCAGCCAGGCAGCGAGCAGGTAGAGGTCATCCTCCTTGCACCTCACGTGCTTCCTCAAGAGGGCCAAGAGGTCCCCGCCCCCTTGGGGCCTAACCTGCGGGAGCATCCCATTCGGGCGGTAGAACCGGGGGACCTCGCCCGTAGTCCTCACGGTTTCCCATTTGCCGCCGCGCCACCTCGTCATCTCGCGGGTGTCATCCCCGAAATCGTAGTAGAGGTCGCCGCTAGTGCCTCCCACCCGCACGAATGCCGGCAAGATGCGCTGGGATGCCAGCGCCGTCCCTATGCAAAAAGCCTTCATCTCCTCCAGCGCCTTGGCACTGGGGAGCTTGCCGGGGGCACCCCGCGCCGCCAGCATGTAGAGGATGCCGGTAAAGGCCTCGCTCTTCACGGGCACCGTGTGGCGGATGTCATCCATCCACAGATCCACGAATACATCTCCGTTGGGGGTCCTCCACGGCTTCACCGCATGGGCCACCAGCTTGTAGAGCCCGGCGGGCCCCAAGATCATTGATTCCTTCTCGTCCATACATCCTCCTTGAGGGGCCCCCTACGTACCACGGCCCTCCGCTGGGCGCAATCCCCTCCCCCAAAACTTTGCATACTTGACGGCTGCGCCGTCCCTGTGCTATCATGATGAGGACCCCCCTCCCACCCCCAAATCAGTTTGTTTTACGTTTGTTAACCTTCACCCCTACATCTTTTGTTGCGGGGCGCTAACCCCTTGAAATTAAAGGAAGGGTGAAGGTTGTGAAGGTCCCGCGCCCAAATTTCCCCCATCTTTCCCCGCCCCCCACACCTATACCCCTTCTCTTTGGGGAAATGTGCCTTCACAACCTTCACAACCTTCACCCGCCCAGCAATATCAAGCACTTACGGGGTGAACCCCCGGCCCCCTAACCTTCACCCACCTTCACCCCAAAGAACAAAGAGGGAACCACCCCCGCCCAAAATCCCCCGGGGGCTGCAACAATCCGTAACAATTTGTGATCACGTGGGGGTTGCGCCCCTCACCCCCTCCAAGTACCTTGGCGGCGTTCCATCCCGGAACATGGCTGTGACCCCGCTGGGGCCGGCCACCCACCACGTTTCTTTCAGTCCTGTCAGCTACCCCACTCACCCCCGCCCAATAACCCTACATCTAGTGGGGCTACTGGGTGGGGGCTTTTTCCCAAAGGATCCCAAATGCTCAAACTTGAAGGGTATGACGAGGCCATACTGGGTGAAGCCACCGTGTGGCAACGCCAGGGCGCTGGCGCAGAGCGGGTGGACACCCTCATCTACAGCGGCCCCAAAATCCTCAACATCCTCATGACCCGCGATGGCATGGAGGAGGATGACGCCTACGAATTCTTCAGCTTCAACATCGAGGGGGCCTACATGGGACCCGACACCCCCATCATCGTGTGGCACCGCCCACACACTGAGGTCGTGTGGCACCACCTTTACACTGAGGAGTCCTAAGCATGTCAATGGCGGAAATCGTGCGTCTGCAGGAGAAGAACCGGCACCTCGAACTCCTGTTGGAGAACGAGCATCAGCGTACCCAGGCCCTCGTCCACCTTCTATCCACCTTGATGCCCAAGGTACAGGCGGCCCTGGGGCGATCTCGCCTCCTTGATTGCGTCAAGGAACTTCCCGAAATCCAGAAGGAACTCTCCCAAATCTTGGGAATGTTCCCCACCATGAGGAGTCCTAAGCATGTCCAAGGCTGAGATACAGCGCCAATTCGACTACGCGGTGCGCCAAATCGTCAAGCAGGGCTGCCCCGCCTACTGGCCCAATAAGGGGTGCGCCTACCGCATGGAGAAGGAGGATACCACCCTGAAGTGTGTGGTGGGTTGGCTCATCCCCGACGCCTACTTCAAGAAGCGCCCGGAACACGTATTCGACCACGTAGTTAAGGAGCTAAACCCTTCCGTGTATTCCTACCCCCGGATGAAGCCGTTTGCCCACAATTGGAACATTCTGGAATCACTCCAGCATGCCCACGATGATGCGGCAGAGCGAGTTGGTTCAGGGTCGGCATTCGTGGCATCGTTTCTCCTCAACGCTCGCGATGTTGCCCAAACTCACGGCCTCAAGTGGAACTTCGAGTGGCCCACTGGATTAAAACTAAGCTAATTGATTTGCTAGGAAGGATTGCTACGATTGCTAAGAACGGCGGTTGTAGCAATCCCAATCCACCATCTTGTTGACCAACTGGCGGAAAGTCACGTCGGGCTCCCACCCAATATCCCTAATTTTGGTGGGGTCTCCCTCCAGCCAATGGACCTCGGCGGGCCGCACGAAGCGGGGGTCCCGCGTGATGTGGTCCTCCCAGCGCAGGCCCACGCGATCAAAGGCGTGGAAGAGGAAGTCCCTTATGGTGTGGGACTCCCCCGTTGCCACCACGTAGTCAGCGGCGCGGGGCTGCTGCAGCATCATCCACATCGCGCGCACATAATCCCCCGCGTACCCCCAATCCCTCCGGGCATCCAGGTTGCCCAGCGCCAGCGTCTTGGCGCGCCCCCCAATGATATCCGCAATCCCCAAAGTGATTTTGCGGGTGACGAACTGCGGGCCCCGTAGGGGGCTCTCATGATTGAAGAGGATGCCCGAGCAGGCGAAGAGATTGTGGCTCTCGCGGTAATTCCGGGTGATGTGGTGCCCATAGAGCTTCGCCACCCCGTAGGGGCTCCTTGGCATCATGGGGGTTTCCTCCCCCTGGGGGGCCGGCGAATTGCCAAACATCTCCGAGGTGCTTGCCTGGTAGAATTTTGTGCGCGGCGACGCCCGGCGGATGGCCTCCAATAGGTTGAGGGGCCCCAGCGCGTTGATGTGGGTAGTGGAAGTGGCCTGGTCCCACGAGGAGCCCACGAAACTTTGGGCCGCCAAATTGTAGATTTCGTCGAAACCCTGCTCTACCACCCGCAGCATGTCGGGGCCCGAGGATACATCCCCCAGGTGGAGGGTAATTTGGGGCCGGATGTGGAAGAAGTCAAGGTTTTTGAGGGTCGGGGAGTGGCTGCGCACCACCCCATGGACCTCATACCCCTTTGAGATGAGGAATTTGGCTAGGTAGGGGCCATCCTGGCCGGTGATTCCGGTGATTAGGGCTCGCATGCCCTCAGTTTAGGGGGCCCCCGCCCCAAAATCAAGGGAAATTATGAGCCGAGGAGGTGTGAGCGGAGCATCCAGGCGGCCTTCTGGTGGGCCATCTGCCTCTCCGCCAGGAGATTGGAGGTCGCGGGGTCCTCTTCCGCCGTGAGAGCGGCCCCCTTGGCGCACAGGAGACCCAACTTCTCGTTTTCCACCGCCAAAGTTTGGACCATTTTGCGGTAGTGGAGGGGCTTGGAGGGGATTGGGTCTACGGCGTCGGCCCCCTCGTTGCTGTTGTGGGGGTGTGCGAAGTCATCAAGGGCCCGAATGCGCTCCGCTATGAGGTCTGCTGCGTCCTGGAGTTCCTCGTACTGCTTGCCGAAGAGGTCGTGGAGGGGCCCAAAGTGGGGACCAACGACATTCCAATGGAAATTCTGGGTCTTGAGGGAGAGGGCGAGGGTGCTATGGAGTACGGTTTGCAGAATATCCATGGGGACCTAGGGGAGGTAAGAGAAATGGGAAGGGGGTGTTTTACCCAACGACGGGTGCCCCGCCCGGCATTATAGAGTACCCACCCCCAAAAGTCCAAATTTTGAAAAATTTCTGGCATGGGGGCCCCCACAACCCCCAACTGCCTGCCGGCATGTTTTTCCCCCACCCCCCGCCAAAATTAGGCACAAAAAAAAGCACAAAAAAAATCACATAATATAATATCATAATATTATATGATATTATATTATGTGATTATATTATATTATCTGATATTATATAATATAAATTCGGGACAAAATAAAAGGGGCCGGGACATTATATCCCGACCCCAATTATTTAATTGATTATGTTATGTTACTTGGCCTTGGCCTTGCCCTTATTTTGGGAAGCCAGCAATTCGATAATCGAGCCTAGCGCCTTTTCGATATTATCGATCCGCGCCGTGTTATTATCGGCCTTTGCGGCGGCAGGCTTGGCGCCTTTGCGGATGATGATGCGGCCCTTATTAATGAAGGCCGAGGCATCCTTATTAATGCCGATTAACTTGATCTTATCTTCGGCGATGCTGATCGGCATATTATAATAATTGCCGCAGGCCGAAATATTCAGATTATCAAGGTCGATCACGATTTGCATCTTGGACATAATCTTTATTCCTTCTCTTATAATGTCATCACTTATATTCCACATGGAATAAAAGCTGACGGTGGAAGTAGAGCATATGGCGGCAAAACCCGTCAAATCACTTTTTGTTTCACTTTGTTTCACTTTGTAACATAATCCCCCGGGCAAATCCCCCCATTATATTCCCCGCCCCATTATAATAAAATTACAATTATCCCCACAATCTAGCAACAATTAGCAACATCTAACCCATTGAAATCCCTCACAATTCCCGGCTAGCAACCCCCAACCCCCATTCCCACCCACCCCAAACAGCTAACCCATTGATTTCATTACATTCCCGAAGAGGGTGAAGGTTCACTAGCAACATTTCCCCCATCTATCCCCATCCTTCCCCATGGAAAGGGTAATATCACCCTTCACTACCTTCACAGCCTTCACCCACCCAATGAAATCAAGCACTTACAGGGTGAATACATCATATGGCCGCCTTCACCCCGCACTTTGGAACCGTTCCAAACTGCCGCCTAACCCCTTGAACCGCAACGGCAAAAAAACTTGTTGACACCGCCAAACGGCTGTGCCACCGTAGACCTCGCCGCGGCAATTCCGCCGCCTTTTGGGAGAAACATAATGTCTCGCCCCCTTTATGAGATTGCCGCCGACATCCGGCGGGACTGGAAGAATGTGAATTATGCCGCAAAGCCCTACATTGAGGCGATGGCGGCTCTCCGCACCATCGACGACAAGTATTACTTCGATGATGCCAAGAGTGTCGTCCTGTACTTCCTCGCCAATGCCTCCTCGTGGCGTGGTGACACCGCCAAGCGTATCAAGAAGGAACTAAAGGAGATGTCCAAATGAGGTTAAATGCTTCATCCGACATGATGTCACCCAATGAAGCCGATATTGCTCTTGCTTCCTATGAAGCGGGGCAAATTCGTGCTGCCGAATGGGAAGGATTACTTCCTGTCCCGATCCCCCAAATCTACCTCGAATACGTTGCCAAATGGGCAAAAGAACATTCCCGCCAATACTCCTCGATACATCGGGATTTGTCCATGAGGTCCTACGGTTTCGGCTTCATCGACACTTTCACCAAGGCTGACTAATGCCTAGGGGGATGCCGATCTTTAACCGGGTCGGCATCACCGTATGCAATAGTGCATACGAAAAGGAGACCACAATGGACATGACCAAGTTCTGGATCCTCGTGGAGTTGATGCTCAACGGCTTCAACTACGACGAGAAGGAGGTCTTCATCGGCTTCCTGAAACAGCACCTCGTCGACAAGAACCTCCCCGCCTTGGAGCATCGTATCACCTACAGCTTCAAGTTCTGGGAGCTATTCGATGGTGGGCATCGGCTCCTTGCCATCAAGGAACTGCGGGAACAGAATGCCCCGTGGATGACGCTGCGTCTCGCCGTCGACATCTATGATGGCCTGCAGCAAGCCAAGCAATATTCCAAGCCCTAATGCATAGGGGGGAGGAGGGACAAGTGCCCTCTTCCACCGTATGCAATAGTGCATACGACACGGAGGCAGCCATGAATATGCACCTCGAATATACCGACACCTTCGGCGGAGAACCCAATTATGCATGGGTGACCCGCAAATCCACCGAAATCCCTAAGGGATTCACGGAAAACTCCATCATCCAGCTGGCAAAAGCAATGCTGGGCCTATCAGATGTTTGCTGCGATATCGACGACCACGGCGACACCATCACCCTCTACCCCATTGACCAGAACACGGTCGTATTCATCACCTTTTCGGAGGACTGACCATGTCCGATACCATCACCATCAAGGATCCGGGGCAGCCCGGTGTCCAAGCCGTCTTCCTCAAGGGGCATCTCAGAATGCTCGCCCTCGGCATGAAGCATTCTCGAATGAGCGGCAGGGATATCCTGCTGCGGGCTTCGGCCCTCACAGGCAAGCCCTATAAGAGGGGTCAATATGATGCCGCCATTGCCGACCTCAACGTCATCATCCACGGGTGAAAGGAGAAACCCATGTATCGCTACGTCACCGACGATTTCGATCTCATGATGAAGATCACCCGCAACCTCCTCTTTAACGGCATAGGGTTTCAATGCCGGCAGGAACTGAATGAAATCACGTGGGTCATCGAATTGACAGGAGCCCACTAATGATTTCCACCATCATCAAAGCCGTCGTCGAATTCATCGTCTTCGGCTCCACCATCCTCCTCCTCTGGGTGCTCCTCCACCTCCTCACCATTGACTAACCCCCAACCATTTAGTTATTCGGGAGATTTCCAATGTTTACTCGTAGCGAAGCATGGGATCTTGTCGGTGGCCTCTCGAAGCCCGGCAAGATGCCTTGGTGGTCCTACTCCATCCCTGCCGTGATGTGCAAGACGGGAGCCAAGCTGGCCAAGATCCCCGGCACCGTTTGCCACGGCTGCTATGCCCTCAAGGGATCATACCGGTTCCCCGACGTGATCAATGCGATGGAGCGCCGCTTGGCGTCCCTCAAGGACCCCCGCTGGGTCGATGCAATGTCCTTCCTCCTAAATGATCTTGCCGGGTCCAAGCCCCGCCATTTCCGGTGGCACGATAGCGGGGACCTCCAGAACCCCTCCCATCTTCACAAGATCGTGAAGGTGGCCCGCCTCACCCCCACCATCCAGCATTGGTTGCCCACCAAGGAGAAGAAGATCATCCAGGATTATGTCGGCCCCATCCCCGACAACCTCACCATTCGCCTCTCGGCATACAAGCTGGATGAAGTCCTCCCCGGCAAGCAATTCGTGACATCGTCGGTGTCCACCACCGGCAAGCATTCTTGCCCCGCCTATTCCAACAATGGCAAGTGCGGCACCTGCCGCAACTGCTGGGACCGCAACGTCACCCTCGTCACCTACCCCCAGCACTAAGGAGATACCCAATGGATACCCAAGCCGTCGTCAACAAGGTTCTCAAGCACCTCTGGGATCAAGGGAGAGTCAGCCACGAGCCCTACGTTGGAGGCTGCGCCTATCGGGGCATGGACGGCACCAAGTGTGCCATCGGCATCCTCATTCCCGACGAGATCTACAGTCCCAACATGGAGGGGATGTCCTTCCACCAGTTGTGCCGGCAGCACAATGCCGTGGCCAACCTTCCCGAAATCCAAGCCATCAAGCAGGTGGGTGAAGTCCTGCAACAACTGCACGACAGCCTCCAAGGGATGCCCGATTTCCGAAAGCGGCTGCGTAATCGTGCCCAAGCATGGCTTTCCGACTACGGTCTCACCGTCAGCCTTCCCACCGAGGAGTGACCTACAGGAGAACCTCTATGTGCCACGTCGAAATCCTCACCACCGCAGGGT